GTTGTGGCCTTGTGCCGCTTGATGAGCGCTTTGAACTCACGCCCCGATAGCTCAATGATAGCACCGGCAAGCGCGCCCGGTTCGATAGTGTAGGACGGTTGCAACGGATACTCGCTTGCGCTTTCGATATCATCCGGCAAGCAAGCGGCGCCAAGGGTAAGCGTACCGGCACCCGTTGCGATACCGTGGGCACCCTTTAGACCTTTAGCGGCACCGGCAAGCGCGCCGGCGTTGACGTGAGCTTCTGAGTATATCCCGGTGCCGGTAGTATCTACCCGGTACCGTATCCACGTCTCAAGATTGGTGCCGGATATCACTACACTACCGGGTAGAGTTGTGACTTGCGCAAGCTCAAGCACCGGCATGAAAGTCCTGCTACCCGCAACCGCCGCAACCGCGCGCGCCGCCTTATCGATTGACCGTCCTTCGATTGTACTTTGCATATCTATCACCTCGTAACGATCATACCACGGAACGAGGGCCGTGTCAGCACACCATTGTCACCTATCAACTGGGTCAGATGTCACACTATGGGCAATGAGTGACACGAACGAACGAACCCGCCACTGTGACACGAACCACGAACGAACCACGAACGAACCATGTCACTCAATCAAGCGAATCAACGAACGAAGGACCAGCGAAGGAGAGGAGATCGATTCGCGAATGGATCCCGTTTGGCCCATCGCGGAACACTGTTACGGAGGGCGGGGGCCTACTCAAGATTTTCTACTCCCAATTTGAAACGCTTGCATCACAACGGAGTTTATATTAGAATCAGGGTATGGAACGCGAGATAAGGTGTGGAGACGCATTGGAGGTATTGGCGGGGATGGCAGATGAGTCTGTGCATTGCTGTGTAACGAGTCGACTAAATACCGACAGCGTTAAGTTCTTTGCACCGGAGATAGAACCGTTCACATCTGGCGACGTATTCGTCAGAGAAGGATTTGTTCTCAACAACTCGGATGGTGCCGTGGGAGTTTACGAAATTCCTATGTCCGACTACCTTCGTTCTGTGCTTAGGCCCTTCGGACTGCAAGGAACGGAGGGAAAGAACTGTTGCAGCGGATTCCAGTTTGACCTTGAGGTATGGGAGTACAGTCGAGAGTATAAACTCTGCTTTCTTATCGGAAGCCTGATAACAGAACAATGGTTTCCCCCGATCAGAATGAGGCTTCTCTCTGTAATAGGAACCACCAAGCGTATCTACGAGGAAGCTAATAGCTCCTTCGTGTGTCATACGCACTTGGATTCTTGCATGGTATCCAGGTGTTTTTCTACCTTGGCATTGATATGCCTTCGTTTTCTTAATACCGACATATCCCTCGCCATCAATGATTCCAGCGATATACGCAATATCTATCTTAGTCATCACGCCCCCTTATGTGTGGCTACATGACTATAACAAATGGAGGTGTTCAATTCAATGCTTAGAGAAATTATCCAGGGGGATAGTCTCGAGGTGCTGCAGACGTTTGAAAGCGAGAGCGTCCATTGCGTCGTGACCAGTCCCCCTTATTGATTGGGGTTTGAGGGATTACGGGGTTGAGGGGCAGCTTGGGCTGGAGGAGACGCCTGAAGAGTACGTTGAGAGGCTTGTGGAGATCTTCAGTGAAGTGAGGCGTGTGCTGAGGGGCGACGGAACTGTTTTTCTTAACCTTGGCGACTCATACTACGGCGGGAAAGGCGCATCCAATTACAACTTCCAGAAACGGCGAGAGAGTGGCAACTTGCACGGCGATCAACACAACATCGAAGCGACCATTGGCGGGATGCGACCGCTTGATGCTCCACAAGACGGCCTCAAGCCCAAGGATCTTGTAGGCATTCCGTGGCGTGTTGCGTTTGCATTGCAGGCAGACGGGTGGTGGTTGAGATCTGACATCATCTGGTCGAAGCCGAATCCGATGCCAGAGAGTGTGCGGGATAGGCCAACGAAGAGTCACGAGTACATCTTCCTGTTGAGCAAGTCTAAGACCTACTATTACGATCATGAAGCGATCAAGGAACCATTTGAATCTGCTGAAGAACATGCGAAGAGGAAAAGGATTGTTGCGTCACATGGAGACTCAGAGGAATCAAGCACAGGGATGGCTGGTGGCCACAACATGCTTGGAGATCCAGAGAAAGGGAAGAACAAGCGATCGGTATGGACCGTGGCGACGAAACCGTACCGAGAGGCTCATTTTGCGACATTCCCTCAAGATTTGATCAGACCGTGTGTGTTGGCTGGGTGTCCAGCAGGAGGGACTGTACTCGACCCCTTTTTTGGTGCTGGCACAACAGGGCTAGTGTCCAAGCAAGAGGCACGAGGGTACATAGGGATCGAGTTGAATCCTGAGTATGTGGAGATGGCGCGTCAGAGGATAACGGGGAGTGTCCGATGGAGAGGCTGATATGAGTCGAATTTCTCATCTCAGTTTCAAAAGGTTGCATCACCCAAGAGTTTCCAATAGAATGTCTGCGAGGAGGATGATGAACATGGCCAAGAAGGGAGTAGCGAAGTGTGAGGGATGTGGGAAGGAAGTGAAGTGTTCCTATCCTAACTGGCCGGAAGGGTTGGTAATCACAGGACGTAGCAAGTGGTGAAAGAAGTACAGTTACTTTGATGCAGGTGCTAATAAAGGCGCTGGGATGACACTGAGCGGCGCGTGGTGGTGTCCGGATTGCCAAAGGAGGTATGAATGAACAAAGCGGCGTGGGAAGAACTTAACAGCATGGATCGAGACAAGGAAGTTGCCTGGCGTTTGATGGGATGGAAGAAGCCGGAGAAGGATCCTGACTGGAGAAGTTCCAAGCAAGAGTATGTCTATGACGAGCCGATGGGTACAGATGGTCCTATCGCATATCGCGACAAAGACACTGGCGAGATTACTCCATTCGATGCGATCTTATGGCACGATCCATCTGGGCGTGTATCAGGCACGTGCAGAATACCTAAGTACACGACAGACAGGAACGCCTGCGCGTTGGTGCTCGACGAGATTGAGAAGAAAGGATTCTGGGTAGATTTCGAAGACGCATTCCTCGACGAAGCGAATGAAGCATTGGAGCATATCGACGTGCGACTTGCATTGCACTACATACTTAACGTCAGCCCAGACTACATCTGCTACTGTGCAGTGAAGGCGGTTGAGGATCTATAAGCACGAACCAGCCTCACCGTAGCTGCGGCGTTCCCCGTTTGTCGTTGGGGTGGGGCTGGTAGTAAGATTGATCATTGACAGGGCAGACAGGTAGACAGACAGATAGAAAAGGAGACACTATGTACCTCAAGATCATGTCACGAGATGACGACAAGACGAATACGTTTATTGGAGTTCAGCGCGTGGAGTTCTTCCACATTGACGCAGAAGAGAAAAGACTGACTGAGTTGCTTGGATATGCAGACCTTCCACTGGTCAGCAATTTGGTCTTGCAGTTGCGGGAAAACGGTGGAGATGGGTCGGTAAAGGTTGGTGTATTCAATCTTTGGTTCAAGTCAGGCAAGACGCTTTACATCATCTTCGACGGAGTTGCCTTTCTCTGCAACGAGACTGGCAAGACCGTTGATCGGTACTTAGCTAACTAGGCATTGGGGTCTGTCCTGGTACTATTTGATTCACGCTTGCATGGACTAAAGGTTAGGTCGTCGCCCTTTCACGGCGGAGGTTCGGGTTCGAATCCCGGTGCAAGTACAGAGCATGAGGAAGGTGTCATGGGGAAAGTGAGCGAGATCAAGAAAGCGATACGGAAGGATCCCAAGATATGGGTCTCGTATGGCATGCACCCTCACGGAGCGATCCAGTGGTATGGCGGATGGGCTCCTACGCAGAAGTCGTGGAACGGGACAGACCATGAATCAGGCTTGCCATATCTCGGAGTAGTAATGAGCGAGCTTAGGAAGCTGGGAATATACTGTGAGAGTTGGCATCATTGGAAGACACGGAGGAGTAGGGCACGAGGTCTGAGGCATCACGGAATTCCTAGGAGAGTCCGTCGCGTCTTTAATATCTCGGAAACCGATGGTGGGGCGTAGGAGTTCGAACGACCTACGCTAACATGGACGATATGCCAGGGTATATCCGTGGACTCGTCTTAACGGGGGTTCGACACCTCCTTCCTCCTCCAGATGCGAACGACGGCGGCGTGGAAGGACACGCTGAACCCATAATGAGCTGTGTGCTGGTGACTGGGATGTCAGCTAAGACGTAACGATATTGACGGTTAGCAACCGCGAGCATGTACAGTAAGCAGGTATCAAGCCCTGCCCGTCGTTTGCATTTCCATCCCGATCTTGCTATGTTTGTGTGTGGGAAGGCAGCACCGCTTCAACGCATTACCTCCTTGATTCGAGAGGCGCACCTGGGACCCCAAACCTTGGTGCGGTTTCTTTTGAGTGTAGTTGCATCACCTCGGAGTTTAGCATACAATCCCTGTAGAGGTGATTGGCGATGGCCGATAACGAGAGTAGGTTTTCCGAGATAGTCAAGTCCTGTGGTATCGACGTGGACGAAGCTATCCATGAATTCGAACATGCGACACTCTATGGACACAGGATCTCAGAACTGCCAGATGATGAACAGCGCATTGCGATCGGGATGACATTACGAATGCTTGCAAAGGCGCAGCGTGAGAATCACGAGCTTAGGATGGCAGACATTCCTCGTCAAATTGAGGAGATGCTTCCGAAGCGCGGACGATTTGTGAGGGCACTCGATTGTCTTCTGGAGAAGAAATGAGCAGGACCATCGTGGGCGCGAGCCCGAACCAAAAGGGCGATACAGGTTATCGGGGCGGTGGGATCCTGCTTTGAATAGTACAGCGCAGTTCGGACTCAAGCTCACAGCCTACGGGCCGAAGTAGAGCGCGATGATGACGCAAGCGAAAGTTACGCACTTGGCAATTGAGTCAGGTGGAGGCTCACGAGTAAGCTGCGCTGAATACGGAGGATAGATGACTGAGAAAAACGCTGGCGTCGTGCGATCGAGGAACAACAAAGAGAGATCGTTCGCGCCTGTTACATCTGAGTCGATGCGACAGAGGATGACGATTCGAACGAACAAGCAACTCCAGTATGTCTTGGCTCGGATTGGCAATGCTGCGAAGAACAACTGTGGGCGTATCAGGTGCAGTCAGGACGCGCTTGGTCAAGAGGCTAGAGAATTCTTGGCTAACAAGCTCGGGTACTCAGTAACGTTCATCACTGAGAAGGACAAGTACGAAGTGCGATGGGCGGGATCAGCGAACGACGATGAAGAAGAGAAGGGCGAGGTAGAAATCGATCCTAGTTTTGCGGAGGGATGATGAAGATGGAACCTAATGGCGGAAATGTGTACAAGCCTCATAAGCTGATGATCAGCAGCGGAGAGTTCTGGAGATGTGCCCACGGCAAAACTGGACTCGGCTGGCGTGCAAAATGGAAGGGTTGTCTTAGGTGCGCCCTATCAAACCTCAAGGCGTACATGGCATGGCGTAGGAAGGAGGTCTGATGAAGATTGCGAAGCAGATTGCAGAAGAACATTACCGTCTTCCACGCGCTATACACGATCTGAATCATCCAATGGCGAAAGGGATGCTTGAGAACATCGTAGCTGCGAAGCTGGAGCCTGTGAAGGAGGCGCTGAATGATCTTAACGATCTGGTTGAGTCGGCAGGTTGGGGATATATGAGCGATGAACGTGGACTAGCTAGCGGGAAGATAGAAGCAGCCCTTGCCCTATTCGAGGAGGACTCATTGACAAGTGATAGCGTCGAACAACTGATTGATTCTGAAGCGCGAGAAGGTGAGAGAGTTGCCGCGCAGATTTATACGGCAATTCAGCAGCACAAGCTGGATCATGAATCTTATCCGAGGCTCATCATGATTGGAGCAGGAGTTGCCATGTGTTTCCCTGACACATACAACGGCGAGCCGTGTTACTCCAGAGAAGAGGCAACGATGTTTGGTATCCATGTAATGATTTCGTTGATGGATGGATGGGAGTTGATCGTCTGACATGATTGACATTAAAGAGATGATTATAACAGTGCTTATTGCAGTGCTGTTCGCAGTCTTTGTCTGCTCGGTCCTTATTTATATCTGCGCGGTGATATGGCCTGCTACTAGCCCCACTGTCGTCATTGAGATAATAGGGGGCTGATGTGAATCTACCAGACGGTACAGCATGTGGCCATCGAGCGTGTCTGTCGCACAAGACGTATCCATGCCCGTTCTGTGGCAGGATTGCCGGCAGAGCGTTGACGACATCGGAGAGGGTAGCGAAGGCGATTGAGAAGGAGTTTTGCGATCCAAGCATGGATGGCCCGCGAGAGGAGTATTTTGCGGCTGTCGTTGAACTCATCGATCCGATCGTGATTGAATCTCAAGGGTATGTTCCTATCCCTCGAATGTTTCTACGATGCGACACGTCGTTGCTCACCACCGAGGAGGAAGCGAAGCGGCTCGGAGAAGAGATAGCGGCTGACCTCGGAACTGACGTGAGCGGGTTCTCTTCATCGGTGGCGAAGAGTTCAAGGCCGATCACGCTAATAATTGAAGAACCGCGCCGTATTCCAGTACGGAAGAACTATCTCAAGGCAGCATGGGAGTGCGTGAAGTTCCCATTCAGACTCGTAGCGAACTTTCTGACAGCGATGGGCGACGTCAAGTAATTGCATCACCTCAGAGGATGTAGTATGATTGCAGTGGAGGGGATTTCGATGGCAGAGCAACAGAAACCAGCGATGCGCTTTGACGCAATGCAGGGACTCATTCGACATACAGGTGGCCGTGGTATCATGTTGAACGGCGTCAACGTTGAAGTCCCAGCGGAAGGCTTCGCATTCGTAGGTATCGAGCTCGTCATCGTTGGAAAGATGATGATGCCGAAGATCCGGGAGTTGAACGGGCCTATGGTAGCACGCTATGGAACGATGCGATTTGGTGAAGAACAACTGCAGCATGTGATACAGCAATCTGCGATGGTCGGAGGAATGGATGTCCCGTTTGTCTTTTCGTTCGACAGACCGAGGCCAAAGACATCAGTGAACTGAAATGTCGTCGGCCATGATGTGGTCGTGCCGACCAAACTTTGCGCCTCGCTTGTCGCAAGGGCACGCCACGGAATGAGTCGACAACCTCCAGGAGGGCGGCGCGGGAACGAGCCTGCGCCCCCTCCAGCATATATGAAGGATGGTGAATATGAGAGGGAAAAAGAAAGACGAGAAGAAAGATAAGAAGGAAAAGGAATTCGTCTGTGTTGTTTGCGGGTACGAGAAAGTAAGATTCAAAGGCGATACGTGTTGGCGGTGCAACCATGATGAATCCCTTCTTGCAGATGGCGACATGGGTGGGCAATCGTAGAAACCAACCGAGCTATTGAAGGAGTGTGAAGATGCCTAAGACAGCAGAGAAGCAATCACTCAGCGCACGTGACTGGGAAGAAGACACCAAGCATCACCATGGGTGTCACAAGAATCGATGCCGTGTATGTGGCGAGACATTCATCGGATACAGGCGTCGTCACATCTGCAAGAAGTGTATAACGGACGGGCGGAAATGAACTGCATCGTCGCGCACAAGAATCTTGACGACTTCGATCCTGCAGTAATAAGAGCAGCGTGGGATAAGCGGCGAAGGAATCCTGCCCGTTGGTGGCGCACAAGATCGAAATACGGTGTGAGCGTCGAGACAACAGACGGGAAGAAGTTGTCTGGTAAATTCATAGTAGTCCTGACGGTATCTGAATTCGATCAGTGGAGGAAGCGTCATGTCCAAGCCTAAAGCACCGAAAGAGATCAAGAATGCAAAAGAAGATCTCGAAGTTGAGATCCGTGAAACTCTCCACCTCATTACAAAACGATTCCACGAGAGACATCCTGGCTGGCTCATCACTGATCTTGATATTGGGATCATCGATGTATCTACAAAGGAGAAACGATCGCGGATGACAGCTACGGCTCGAGCAGAGCTCACAAGCAGCGATCTCAAGATGAAGATATGCAAAGGCGGGCTGGTGAAGGAACTCAAATCATGAATAAGCAAGGCGTCCCAAACACAATCTCTCATTTCCCAGGATGGTATGCTAATAAGGCGTTCAAAATTAGCAGTTGGGTAAGGATCAACGGCGTGATATATGTGGAATGCGAGAATCCATTCGAATGGGGCGAAGGCAGCACAGTTGAGGAAGCGGTTGATTCTCTGAAGGAGAGCCTATCTGGACACCTTGAGTTGTTGCTGGAGAACAAAGACACGCTTGCTAAATGTTCTCAAGAAGCGTTATCTCAATTCATGGACGTCCATCAATGCGAGAGATGTAGCAAGGAATTCTCAAATGTCAACGACCTGATCGACGATTTGAGAAAGATCGAGGAGGAGTCCAAATGAAAATTGAATTGGAGTACATCGTCAAGTTCGTCGTCTTCATGGTGTGGTTTGCGATGATGGCTGATGCTCTGGGGAGACTGTGATGGCTGAGAAGCTGAAACAGTGTCCGTTTTGCGGCGCCTTTGCCAAAGCAATCATTGATCCAGGATGTCCTTGGGTTGCGATCAAATGCACTCAGTGTGGGGCAGAATCAGATCTAATGATGGAGAACGCAAGATATCAGGACAATGAAATGGCTGCAATCTCCGCCTGGAACAACCGCGCTGGCAGCGACGAGACAATCGAGGAGTGCGCGAAGACGTGTGAACAGATGGTGAAGGAAATTGTTTGCCCCGAAGAATGTGCTGCTGCGATACGAGATATGAAGGAGTCATGATGGAATGGGATCAGAAGAAGATTGACGCTGTAGTATCGACGCTTACTGACGCTCTTGGGACCTACGTGCGACGTGCATATTGAGACGACGAAGGAAACTGAAGAGATAGAGCCTGTCACCGACGAGACTGGCCAGGGATGGAGAAACTATCGCATCGTTCCGAATAGCGAGAAGTGCATAATCACGATCACGCCGCGAAAGAAATGAAACAATCCCCCGGAGTCTATCACCTCATGATTATGGCGCGTAGATTTGCGTGCCACTCCGGGGGTATCTGTGAAACTGGTTATTGCTCTTATGTGCATCACCTAGTACACTTATGCGGGAAATGGAGATGGTCAGGATGGCAAAGCAATTGATGGCGACGGCGACTCTCTATGTGCCGCAGGGGAAAGTAAAAGAGAGGCTGATCGAGCGAATGATTGCGGTCGGCGCGAAGAAGGATCGATCGTTCAACTACGTTTTATTGAAAGCGATCGAGGAATATCTTGAACGTGAGGAATCACAAGGAGCGTGAACATGGCACTGAGTAAGGAAGTCATCGACAAAGATGTTGAGATCGGTGATCGGGTACGCGACAAGATGACTGGGTTTGAGGGGATTGCCTACGGGCGATGGACGTGCATGACGGGGTGTGTTTCGTTCGATGTTCATCCGCGTGTTGGCGGCGATGGAAAGATACCATCAAGCGAGTGGGTTGACGAAGCGAGACTGGAAGTAATTGAGGCTGGCGCTGTTTCTTTGAAGGTCAAAGAGCGAGAACCGGCTGGCCCGTGCAGCCTCAAGCCTCCATCTGATGGACCGAGATAAGGAGCGTGAACATGAACGACGAGCAGAAGATGCCTGGATGTATCAGTGCTGACAGCGGAACGATTGGCGGCTGGACAATCGACAGAGATGACGATAAGAAGAGGCGGCTTGATCAGTTGATCCCGCGACCGTGTTCTATTTGCGGGAAAGACATGACGAACCCCGAGACAGGTGGGGTGCTCATTGGCATTCGTCTTGAGGTCAACATCGACGCGGAGCGCGTTGCCAATAGTGCTTCTGCAGGGCGCGTGTTGGACTTCTACAAACTTCAGATGGGGGTGTACGCTCCGATGTTGGCAGTAGGATCCCCGTTGGAAGTAGAGATATGTTGGGAATGCTGGATGAAAAGCATGGGAGTACCTGTGCCTGAGCAACTCGAGGCGGTAGACAATGACGGGTAGAGACGAGAAACTGTCCGGTGGATCAGGGACTGAAGAAGTGAAGACGGAGAAGACTCCATACGAGCTACAAAAAGAGATCGACAGGCTGGAAATTCTCATCGCAACGCTGAAGGCGCAGAACGCATTGCCGTTGACCGGCCTTGAGATCATGCAACTGCGAACCGTCCTGGCTGACAAGAAAGAGAAGCTGGGAGATCATGACGCTGTGATTGCTGGAATCGAACTGATCTCCAAGCTGGACGGGTATCTCAATCCAGAGCTCCCGTTCAACATGGTCGCGTCTGAACCGGACGACGAGTAGCATCGAAGCTGTATAAGATGGCGGCATACCTCCTGCGTAGCCAGCGGGAGGATGCTGCATGAGGAGGAGAACATGGCTGTATTTAACACTAATCCAGGAGATGAGGTAGTTGTCACTACGAATGGAGAAACGCTAACGTGCAAGGTACTCAAGGTAGTCGGGCAAGGAACGCATGGCACATTTAGCGCGTCGATAGTAGAACCAATTGTCCCGAAGAACCAAATTGGAGATATGCACGTCAAGATCACGATCAACAAGGACGAGATCCTGCGAGATCTTGCTGGGACTCATAAGAGGGCTTGTGAAGCGATGGTAGCAGCCGCGAGGGAGAAGTACGGTCTTCCTATCAAACTTCCTCACAGACTATGTGCCCAGTGCGCTCTATGCCGTATAGAGAGTGAGCCAGATCCAGATGAGAACAAGCCAATCCAAGTGATGTATCTCCCACCAAAAGGAACTATGAAGGTACATGGCGAGACCACGATCATTAGCTGGTCTGTTTTGTCAGATGGCAGTGCTGTTGTTCACTACAGATAATCGAAGGAGTAGACATGGCCGTAGCACCAGACATGAAACGGACAACGACAACTGTTCCGAAGGAGCACATCAAGATCTATGCCGAAGAGGTAAAGAGACGTCGGGTTCTCGGGGAACGTACATCAGTGGCTGAACTTGTCAGAGAGGCGATCGCAAGAGATGTCAAACGGATCCAGCGTAGCCAACGGTAAATTCTCAGGAAAAGCGGCGATCGAAGCTGTCCGAAGTAGGGCGGGACAGAATCCGTATTCGTGGGGCCATTCCTACCTAGTCATGGAGGATGGCTTCACGTATTCTATTTTCAATCCCGAGCGATATATGTGGTATCTCTACGAGCCGTTCATGGAAATCGCTAAACTTCCAGTACCTGGAGGTAAGTTAGTTGTAATGAAATCTGTCCAGACCGGCTGGACCTTCATGGCAATCGTTACAGCGTTCTGGTTCATGGACATCAAGAGAGAGCCAGTCCTCTACATGATGCCTACCGAGCATCAACTGGCGAAATTCGTAACTTCGAGATTCAATCCATTCATCATCAATTCACCATATATCGCAGAAGGCTTTGAAGCAGACAGCGTTGGCCTCAAGATGGGATGGGGACAGCCGCTGAACTTCCGTGGTGCTGCATCTCCAAAGAGCCTGATTGAGTTCTCAGCCGGTATGGTAATCCACGATGAGAAAGATCCCATGGATCCAGAAGGCATCGCTGCATCACGCGGGCGCCTACAGTCGATGAAGCATAAGTGGGAACTAGCACTCTCAAACCCGAAATTGCCAGAACAGGGCATCGACATCGACTACAATGGTGGATCACAGGGCAATGCGGCTTTATGGTGTCCGGAGTGCAAAGAGTTTGTCGTACCTGAATGGCCGGACAGTGCCAACAGGAATCATCCTAACGACGTAATGTGCCCGAGCTTCGACCACAAGCTAGACAAGATGAATGGCGAATGGATACACAAGAATCCGAAGGCTCCATACAAGTCATACTCGATGTCTCACTTTCTATCCCCGACAGTGACCCCAAAAGAGATGATGGATGATTGGGATGCGATAAAAGGGGACGCATCGAAGATGGAAGCGTTCTACAATCTGAAGCTCGGGCAACCTTGGGCGGCAGCTGGAACGCGGATTACCGATGTGTCAGGCTTGCCATCGATGGGAGAGATGATCCCTTCCTACGATCGACAGAGTGTGATGGGTGTTGACGTGGGAACGCTGCTCCATGTGGTGGTCAGGCGCACGTATGGCGGCATCTTGTGGGCTGGCAACTTGGTGGGGAATGCTCAGTGGGAAGAGCTCGGACGAATGATGCACGCATACAATGTTGAGCATTGCGCGATCGACATCCGACCAGAGACCACGAAAGCCAAGGAGTTCGCAAGGTTGTTCCCAGGACTGGTCACTCTGGTCGAGTACCACACCGATCCAATGGCGACGGATGACAAGTGGGGGGAGAAGGACGGGGTGCCTGTTTACACTGGTCTAAGGACACAGATGTTGGACAAGGCAGTGGCACTAATTCTATCGAAGACGGAGGGAGTGCCCTCGAATCTGCCGACGGACTTCTGGGACCACTTCCGGGCGCCGACAAGACAGCATGTAACGAGGGTTGACGGCAAGAAGTATGTGTCGTATGTGAACACGAAAGCGGATCACTACGTCCATGCGTTCAACTACGCGGTATTTGCAGGGAGCCGATTCGAAGGCTCTGACGGCGAGAGGACACAGTTCTTCAGCCCGAGAGGGAGAGGAAGGAGATGACGATGAAAATGTTCAAAGGCATGATACTGATAGCGAAGGGCGGATGGGATGCAGAGGTTATTTGGATAAGCCAAGGTGGTTTCTTCGCAATGCACAAACCAGAAGAAGGAATAAAGGCGGTAGGCCCTATTTGGCATTTGCCAGATGGAACAGCGCACGGTACATTCTCTGTCAATGAGCCACCCTCCTATGACGGCCATCCGGCAGATCTGGAGATTGGGGAGTACGAGCTATGAAATACATCAGAGGGCAAGACGGCGGCATCTTTTCAATAGGAGAGTTGCACCCTCCATGCGCTGGAACGCATGATGGCGAGCGAATATGGAGCCTAAGAGTTCTCACATTGAGCGGAGATAATTGTCTCTACGCGACGTATAGTACGGAAGCTGCAGCGGTCCTCACGTACAAGCATGTAACAGAATTCATGGCTGACGGGTCATCTATGATCGAATTTACGTTAGGTGCGAATGGGATATGCCACAAGCGTCCAGCGAAGATAACAGATTGCGTGGCCATTGGGCATGACACCATAACCACGGAACGCATCGTGAAGGGGCGAATTGAACGCAAGGATATACGTCTGAAGTCATGGTGGGAATTCTTGTGGCCATGGAGCCGTAAGGGAGATACAGAATGACTACACCTCTTAAAGCGACACGTATCGGCGAGAACCTATTACGGGTTCGTGTAATTCTGTCAGGCGAAGTAAACGAGTCGTGCCTGAAACAAGACCCTGCCAGAATGAAGGCAGAATTTAAGGCGCAATGGCTCAAGGATCTAGCAGCATCTATTGACGAACGCGATTTCGAGAATCCTATTATCCATTCCATGGAAGATGCTCCGGCGAGTATACGGCTAACGGACATAGCGATTGAATTATGCAGGGAGGAAGAAAGATGTCTGAACAATGGGTAGTTCCTATCATGAAGGATGGCGAACCGATTGGGATAGCTACATTCTCAGAGCGTGAAAGCATTGAGAGTGTATTTATTGCAGCAGATTGCGTGTTAGCCCCAGCGATCAGCGAGGGAGAAGTAGATGAAGTGATGTCGCTTAACATGTTCCCAGCGAGGGCGCACAAGGCCATAGCAGACGCAATCTTTAGGGTTCCAGTGGAGGCACAGAATGACGACACCGCTTGATACGCTGTATAGCATTGGGAAGCTGTTCGTGTTCTTCGGCGCGGCGATGTTCGTGTGGCTGACGTTCCTTGGACAGCAGACGTACTGGATGCGTGCCAGGAACACTAAGATGAAGGATCTGCCGAAGAAGTACCGGTTCTTGGCGAAGGCAGCGTTCTACGAGTGCTGGTTCTTTGCCGGCTGGTTCGTGGTATTCGTAACGGTGGCACTGTGCCGAGTTCTTTGGCGACTGGTAACTGTTGGGTGGTGATGAAGATGACTCGGGATGAAGTGATGGTGCTGACGCATACAGAACTGCGGATCCATGTTGCTGAGGTGCTTGGCGCAACTGAGATAGCGTGGCGTCCGAACGACATCGCTCGTGAGGCTATGTGGCAGTTTGTCCCACAGGGCAGCGACGGGGATTTCCTTACAGGTGGATGGAGCGTGTGCCCCGACTATCCGAACGACTTGGCTGCTATGGGACAGCTAATTGATAAGGCACGAGAGAATGATTGGTGGTGGTCGTCTGAATACAAGACTGAAACACTATCTCATGGAGAATCAGATCCATTCTATAGAGCGCGTTTCAGATGTGTCAATGGCGGAATAAGAGGAGACCGTATTTGTGATGGCTCATCCTTACCGCAAGCAATAACCAGAGCATTCATACTAGCAATGGAGGAGAATCATGAGTGACGCAACCAAATTAAGAAACAAAGAGGTATTGGACCTAGCAAGGAACTTCCTCGACGCAGTTCAGAAACGTGAAGACTGGCATCCGTTCGCGCAGTTGGGCGCCCGACAGAAGAAATCACCGCCAAATATCCCGGCATTCCAGTCGTTCAAGGTGCTGATGACGCAGCATCCTGGCAAGGGATTGGATGACGATCAGATGCGAACCGTGCTGATTGAGATCACGCTTGGAGGGAACGAGAGGCTGAAGCTGCAGAGAGTCCCTGCGAAGCTGCTTGCGGTTAGAGAGATTGGCTGGGAGAAGTGCGACCGCTGTGAAGGAGAAGGAAGCACTGAGGAAGAAGAAGTCTGTGGCAAGTGCAGAGGCACTGGCAAGGTCGAGATACAGCCTCCGAGGATCCCTGAGAAGGGGACTGATACCTACGAATACGACAATGAACATGCTGTCTGGGGCATCTGCCCGACGAGCTTCAAGTGGAGAGAGGGTGAGCGAAAGCTGGTGAAGCTGTAATTGTGTAGTGAGGAGATGATGAGAATGTTGAGACATTACAAACGTAGAGAGGCAAGCGGACGGAGAGTTAAAGGCGGATGGGCGGATGTTAGAACCGGATCTAGTGACGGACAAATGTTTGGTGTCAGCACGGCGCCTGGAGTACCCGATGACGATGAAAACACATCTCATCTATTAACCGCTATAAAGGGAAGCGTCCCAATTGGTGATTACGTGCGCATAACGTATGACATAACGAAGCTAGAAGAATGGGAAGCCCACGAGGAGGAAATGCGTCTGAAGACGGAGATTGATGTTTACCTCCCAGAACTAAAGAGAAAGGTCGAGAAGCTCGAAAACGAGATGCGGGTTATGAAGTATTTGCCAGACGAGCATTTTTGCTGTGACAAGCTGGCAATAGGGGTTGAGGGTGGATATATACGGTGGGGAACATTCCCAGAC